TACTGACAAGGTTTTCAATAAATCTATAGATGATATGATAAAAGATAAAGAAAGATAATATGGCGTTCAAACTAAATAGATCGGTATTAAAAGGCACGGGAGAACACAAGAACATGGTGTTTAAAATTCAAAGAAAAGAACTAGACAGCGGTATAGCTGGTGAAGCTAATAACGACGGTACTATCTTTGTGAATAAGAATATTGAAAAAGGAAGTCCATTAGAAGCAGAAGTTGTAGCTCACGAAGGAGATCATATGGCTAGGATGGAAAAAGGTGAATTAGGATATTCAGATGATGCTGTTACTTGGAGAGGTAAGAAATACGAAAGAAAAGACGGTAAAATAAAATACAACGGAGAATGGAGAGAAGAAGGGTGGAAAGAGTTTCCGTGGGAAAAACTAGCCTACAAAGTAGGTACGAAAGCTAAAAAAGAAGCCAAGAAAGATCTTAACTTCGGTAAGAAAGATAATAAGTTTAACACTCGTGTTATGAAAAATACATAAAACAAAAACAATGGGAAGAAAATCAAAAGCAAAATTCGAATTAAAGGGACATACACTCCCTGGGATAAATCAAAAATCAGAGACAGCGAACATCAAAGATGGTAGATCACCTTCTTCTGCGTTTCAAATGAAAGAAGCTGGAGATAGCCCTAATAAACTTGTTGGGTTGGCTGCTGGAGCTTTGTTGGGACAGACAAAATTTGGTAAAAACATGATGAATAAAGGTAAGAACCTATTAAGTAACGTAGGTAATAAACTTGGCCTTGGTGGTGGTGATGAAAACGAAGATGCTGAAGCTGGAAAAAAGTTATTAAAACAAGAGGCTAAAGAAGCTATGGAAGGAGATACTGCGATGCCAATGAAACTAAAAACAGGTAAAAAAAAACAATAGGAGGTAAATTAAACGAGGGGACATCTCCTCATCAAAACTTATAAATATGAATATAAATGGATTAAGTCCACTAATGCAAGCAGCAGTAGGTGGAGAAGAACAAGTTGACCCAACTGAGAAAATATATCTTTCCAGACAAATAAAGTTAAATTACAAAGTTGGTGACTTAGTTGATGAAGATGATTTTGAGGCTCAGTTTAAATTGTCAGGTAACGACCCTGAAGATTATCCCCAAGTAGCCGTACAAGACTATTCTGAAATTAGAGAAGATGAAAACGGTATGTATGTACAAAAACTAAAGCCAGGTGAAGATATTAAAGGATTAGAAACAAATGATACAATGGGTGGAGTTGGAGAAGCACCAATGGAAATGCGTTCTCCAACTAAGATATATAGTAAAGAAGATCCAGAGAAATATTAATCATGAGTATATTAGGAACGATATTTTCAGGTGGAGCTAAAGACTTAGTAGAAGGCGTAGGAGGAGTTATAGATAACCTACACACATCTAAAGAAGAAAAGCTTGAAGCTGAAAGAAAAGTAAAAGAGTTAGTGTCTTCTTATCAAATAACACTAGAAAAAGAAATCTCATCAAGATGGAACGCAGATATGAAATCTGACTCTTGGTTGAGCAAAAACGTTAGACCATTAGTTTTAGTATTTTTAGTTATAGCAACAGTATTATTGATATTCATCGATGCTGGTGCTATCAACTTTACGGTTGAAGCTAAATGGACAGACTTATTACAATTAGTATTAATAACAGTGATTGGAGCTTACTTCGGTGGTAGATCACTAGAAAAAACAAAAAAATAATGGGACAAAATTCAACAGAAGTAGCTTATCAATTCGGTCAACTAGGAAGTGGTTTTAGTGACGAAGCGGTTGCTGTGACTCCTCCAAGTGGAAAAGTTATAGTGGCTATGACTTTTTTAGAGGACACTGTTTTATCTGCTATGGTAGCTGATACAGGTGTCGTGGACACGGCTTACTTTAGCCATACAACCGCTGTTGCTAATAACGGTGGAGGTGCTGCTGAAACAGACGGTGCAACAAGTTTTCCAAAGGGAATTACAGTATACGGTAGATGGACTAGCGTTACGCCTCCAGCCTCAACAGCAGGTGGAGTTATATTTTACTACGGATACTAGTGTTAGGATTAGGAGGTGGTTTAACGGGAGGAGCGGCTTTAGATAGCGTAGTAACTCCTGATGCTATAAGTGATTTAGCGTTTTGGTTTAAAAACAATAAAAATGTAGCAGAGGGGCAATGGACTGATTCTTCTGGTAATGACAACCACATGTCTCAAAGCAACTCTGACAACCATGCCTCTGTTAGTGAAGGTGGACTTCTTTTTGTAGACGATAATTCAGATCATTACGATTTAAGATCAGCTGTAGACATAGGAGCTAGCAATGCTTTCACTATGATCATAGTAGCAAAGTTAGTAAGTTATGATAGTCAAAACTGTATATTAGGAGACAATAATGACGGTACGATATTTTTAGAATTTCAACAAGCAGATCAAATGAGATACAGACAATCAGCTTCGGCATCTGTATTAAAATTTCCATCATCGACCCCTTTTCCATTAGACGAGAAGTTTATGATAACAATGACTAAAGATACTAGTAGAAATTTAGTAGTATATAAAAATGGAGACGTACTAACTCAAGAAAGTTCAACTAATAATCCAGTTCCGTCTGGTACTTTCGGGTGTGATCAAATAGGTGGTAGATCAGCTGCTCCAGATAGAGATTTTGATGGAACTATGTACGAACTACTTCTTTATGAAAAAGAATTATCCGCACAAGAGCTAACAGACGTGCACGCGGAGATACTAAGTAGAAACTCATTATAAAAACAACAATAATTAAATTAAATAAAATGGCAAAAAACACAGCAAAGAAAATTAAAGAGTTGAAGGCTGAAAAACCTTCTAAAGTTACAAACGAAGAATTAAATCAAGTACAATCAATAGTGAGCGATTTAAATAGAGCTCAAATGGAAATTGGAAGTTTTGAAAGTAAAAAACATAATTTATTACATTACGTTTCAACTTTACAGGAAAAATTAAGTATACTGCAAGCTGAGTTTGAAAAGACTTATGGTACAGCTGATATTAATATTCAAGATGGTACTATAAATCATAATAAAGATGAGCAAACTAATTAGGAAAATTACCGTAGGTAAAGACTATAAAAATGACGCTATGCATTACGCTGTGGGTCAAGAGGTTTACGGGGGACATAAAATTATTGATATAATAGAAGAGGAAGATAAATACTCTATTTATATTAAGAAGAATAAAGATGTTTTACCTTGGAAAGACTTTAACAAGAACATGGCTATATCTATAGAATATAACTTAGAATATTAAAATTATGAGAAATACACCGCTAAAGGCATTTGCCACTCCATTAAAACATGGTAAACTTAAAGATTTTCAAAAAGGCATAAAAGGACATAATCCGGATACTATGTCAGCGAAGCATGAAGATTTTCATAAGACTCAATCTGAGAAACAACATAAGGACCCGAAAAAATAATGAAAGCGCCTTTTGACTTCGTTATAGAGCCAAAGGGAAATAGATATAACAATACTACTAACGTCGGATCTTCGGAGTTGATACTTAACACTGAGATTTATAATCACCAGTTTGTGAATAGACAAGCTATTGTTAAATCTGTTCCCACTGCTTTTAAATCAGAGATACAATCAGGAGATGTTATTGTAACTCACCACAATGTTTTTAGACGTTGGCATGATGTTAAAGGTAAAGAAAGAAATAGTAGAAGTTTCTTTAATGAAAATACTTATCTCGTGAAAGAAGATCAAATATTTTTATATAAAAGAAACGGAGAGTGGAAAGCTCCTAAGGGATATTGTTTTGTACAACCTATTAAGGAAAGAAAAAATTTAGAAGTAGATCAAGAAGAATCATGTATTGGTATAGTTAAACATACTGATGGTTCTTACGAAAAAGGAGATCTAGTAGGATTCACACCTTTTTCAACATACGAGTTTGTAGTCGATGGAAAGAGGCTATATAGAGTTATGACACAATTTATTACAATTAAATATGAATACGAAGGAAACGAAGAAGAGTATAATCCAAGCTGGGCAGAAAGCAGTAGAAGAACTGATTAAAGTTGCTAAAGAACCTATCGTAGATTCAGACGACGATATATCAGCAGATAGATTAAAAAATGCCGCGGCTACTAAAAAATTAGCTATATTTGACGCATTCGAAATACTTAACAGAATTCAAGAAGAAGAGAACTTACTCGAGGGCAAAACACCTGAAGAGGCAGAGAAAAAAGTCTTTAAAGGATTCGCAGAAGGTAGATCTAAGTAATGTACAAGCAAAGTTTAGTTAATACAGTTGAGCCTATTAAAAAAACCACGATCACTAGAATGAATCGAGGTAAGAAATGGAAATACGGTTACAACAAAGAACATGATTTAATTGTGTTATCGCACAATGGAGTTATAGGTGAGATTATAGAGATACAAAATTTAATTATAGCGCTACCGAAACCACCTAAAGAAGTATATACGCATCCAAAGAATAAGTGGGTTAAGCAGGAATATCCTAAAGAGCTCCAGAGGATCAAGAACATATTCGATTGGAGGGGTTATCCGGAAGGCAGTAAAGAAAAATGGTACGATTATATAGACGAAGAATTTAAACGACGAGATGAAGGATTCTGGTTCACGAATAATGGTAAACCAACCTGGATAACCGGTACGCACTATATGTATTTACAATGGAGTAAGATTGATGTTGGAGCTCCAGATTTTAGAGAAGCAAACAGATTGTTCTATATATTCTGGGAAGCCTGTAAAGCAGATAAAAGATGTTACGGAATATGCTACCTTAAAAACCGTAGATCAGGATTTTCTTTTATGTCGTCAGCAGAAACAGTTAATTTAGCTACTATATCAAGTGATAGTAGATACGGTATACTATCAAAATCAGGTGCAGATGCAAAAAAAATGTTTACAGATAAAGTTGTTCCTATATCAATTAACTACCCGTTCTTTTTTAAACCTATACAAGATGGAATGGATCGTCCAAAATCCGAGTTGGCTTATCGTGTACCCGCTAGTAAGTTTACGAGAAAGAAGATTACAGAGAACGAACAACTCGAAGATATTAAAGGATTAGATACAACTATAGATTGGAAGAATACGGGAGATAATAGTTACGATGGAGAAAAACTTAACTTATTAGTTCATGATGAAAGTGGTAAGTGGGAAAGACCAGACAACATATTAAACAACTGGAGAGTTACAAAAACGTGTTTAAGGTTAGGTAGTAGGATTGTTGGTAAATGTATGATGGGTTCAACTTCTAACGCCTTAGACAAAGGTGGAAGTAATTTTAAAAAATTATACAATGCTTCAGATGTTACTTCAAGAAACAAAAACGGACAAACAAAGTCTGGTTTATATTCTCTGTTTATCCCAATGGAGTGGAACTACGAGGGATTTATTGATGAATTCGGACATCCAGTTTTTGATAGTCCAGATCATGATGTACTCGGACCAGACGGTGAACTAATAGATGTAGGTATAATAGAACATTGGGAAAACGAAGCAGAAGGATTAAAATCAGATAGTGATGGTTTAAATGAATTCTACAGGCAATTCCCAAGAACTACAGAACATGCGTTTAGAGATGAGGCTAAGAATAGTATTTTTAATCTCGTCAAAATATACGAACAGATAGATTATAATGAAGGAATAGGTAGCACTGCAAATATTAATATTGGGAATTTCCAATGGGTGAATGGAGTCAAAGACACGCGAGTTATATTTTACCCAGATCCAAAGGGTAGGTTTAAAATAAGTTGGACACCTCCACAACATATGCAGAGTAAGATAATTCAAAAGAACGGTATTAAATATCCTGCGAACGAACATATGGGAGCTTTTGGATGTGATAGTTACGATATATCAGGAACTGTTGATGGTAAAGGATCTAATGGAGCTTTACACGGATTAACGAAGTTTTCAATGGAAGATTGCCCACCTAACCATATGTTCCTGGAATATATAGCTAGACCCCAAACAGCTGAGATATTCTTTGAAGACGTATTGATGGCTTTAGTATTTTATGGAATGCCATTACTCTGTGAGAATAACAAACCAAGGTTGTTATACTATTTAAGAAGGAGAGGATATAGAGGTTACTCGATGAACAGGCCAGATAAAACTTGGAACAAACTATCTGTAACAGAAAAAGAAATAGGTGGAATACCTAACTCAAGTGAGGATATTAAACAGGCTCATGCCGCTGCTATTGAGATGTATATCCAAGATCACGTTGGTCACTTAGGTGATGGAAATTATGGAAACATATATTTCAACGAAACATTAAACGATTGGAGTAGATTTGATATAAATAGAAGAACGAAATTTGACGCATCTATTAGTTCTGGTTTAGCTATAATGGCTTGCAATAGACATTTATATACTCCAAACGCAAATATAGAAAAACCAAAATTAAACATCAATATTGCTAAATATTCAAATACAGGTGGTATGTCTAAATTAATTAAAAAATAATATGAGAGGTAATCATAATTTTCCAAGTCAAGTAGTTAGCGATAACGAGAAATCATCCCATGATTATGGGTTGAGAGTCGCGCAAGCTATAGAAGCTGAATGGTTTGACGGAGAAAGAAACGGAAATAATAGATATTCTAACTACATTAATAATTATCACAAGTTAAGATTATACGCTAGAGGAGAACAATCAATACAAAAATATAAAGATGAATTATCTATTAATGGTGATTTGTCTTACTTGAACCTAGATTGGAAACCAGTGCCAATTATACCTAAGTTCGTAGATATTGTTGTTAACGGTATATCAGAAAGACAATATTCTATAAAAGCTTATTCTCAAGATCCGTATGGAGTAGAAAAAAGAACAGCTTATATGGAAGGTATACTTAACGACATGAAAGCTAAAGAGTTCGATCAAATGGCTAAGAACTTGATGAACGTTGATTTAAAAGAAAATAAAGAAGAGGACATACCAGAAACTCAAGAGGAACTAGATTTACACATGTCATTGAATTATAAACAAGCCGTGGAGATAGCGGAGGAACAAGCTATCAACGTTCTACTTGACGGAAATAAATACGACTTAACTAGAAAGAGGTTAATATATGATTTAACCGTTTGTGGTATCGCTGCTTCAAAAACTACTTTCAACACAGCTGAAGGAGTTACAATAGAATACGTTGATCCAGCTAACTTAGTTTACTCTCACACTGACTCCCCTTATTTTGATGACATATACTACGTTGGAGAAGTTAAGTCTATTCCAATAAACGAACTAATAAAACAATTCCCAGATATAACAGAGGGAGAACTAGAGGATATTACGAAAAACAATAATAAATATAATGGTAGGTTTAATAGTAGACGTCATGAAGAAGATAAAAATAAAATAGATATTCTTTATTTTAATTACAAGACTTATATTCATGAAGTTTACAAAGTAAAAGAAACATCAACTGGCTTACAAAAACTTATAGAAAAAGATGATAGTTTCAACCCACCAACAGGGGAAGATTTAGCTTTTGAAAGAATTGGTAGAAAAATAGAGTGTTTATACGAAGGAGCCTTAGTGTTAGGAACTAAGAAAATGCTTAAGTGGGAAAAGGCTAAAAATATGATGCGCCCTAAAAGTGACTTCAATAAAGTTACTATGAATTACTCTATAGTAGCTCCAAGAATGTACGAGGGAAGAATAGAATCACTTGTAGGAAGAATAACAGGATTTGCTGATATGATACAGTTAACTCATTTAAAGCTTCAACAAGTTATGTCTAGAATGATTCCAGATGGAATATATTTAGACGCAGATGGTTTAGCAGAGATCGACTTAGGTAACGGGACTAACTACAACCCACAAGAAGCTTTAAACATGTTCTTCCAAACCGGTAGTATTATAGGTAGATCAATGACTATGGATGGCGCTCAAAACGGTGGTAAAATTCCTATTCAAGAAATACAATCTGGTGGTGGAGCTAAAATGCAGAGTTTAATAGGTACGTATAACTATTATCTACAAATGATTAGAGATACAACCGGGTTAAACGAAGCTAGAGACGCTGCAACTCCAGATCCAAAAGCTTTAGTTGGAGTACAAAAACTAGCAGCAGCTAATTCGAATACAGCAACAAGACATATATTACAAGGTGGAGCGTTTATAACACAAAGTATATGTGAGCAACTTTGTTTAAGAATATCAGATATATTAGAATACTCTCCAACAGCAAATGCTTTTGTACAAGCTATTGGATCTCACAATGTAGCTACACTTCAGGAGATGAAGAATTTACATCTTTATGATTTTGGTATATTCTTAGAGTTAGCTCCAGATGAAGAGGAAAAACAATTGTTAGAAAACAATATACAAACTGCTCTTTCTCAACAAACGATAGATTTAGAAGATGTTATTGATTTAAGAGAAATTAAAAATATCAAGTTAGCAAACCAACTTCTTAAAATCAGAAGAAAAAAGAAAATGCAGAAAGACCAGCAGATGCAACAAGAGAATATGCAAGCTCAAGCAGAGGCTAACGCACAACAAACTCAAGCTGCAGCTCAAGCCGAAATGCAAAAAGCTGCTGCCGCTGTTGAAAATGAAATTAAGATCGAAACTCAAAAAGGAGAAATAAAGAAAGGTACGTTACACGTTGAAGCTGAAGTTAAGAAAATGTTGATGGACCATGAGTTCGAATTAAACATGAAAATGAAGCAAATGGAGTTGGAGATGATGAAAAATAAGGACATGGCTAAGGAGGTTATGAAAGACGAAAAAGAGACAAGAAACTTAGATACAAAAAACCGACACGAATCAAGAATGGAAGATAAGAAAGCAGCTAACATAATAAAGACTAAAGGATTCGAATCTTCCGGTAATGATGTTATAGGTGGAGGTATGAGACTAGGAGCGTTTGAGCCTAGCTAAAAATAACAAACAAATTATTAACTATTATTATATTATATTATGGCAAAAAAAGAAGAACCAAAAGTAGACGAAAAAGTTGAAAAATTAAAGATCAAAAAACCAAAAGCAAAAAAGTTTAAACAAGAGGAAAACGTTGTTAAGGTTGATCTTAAGGAATTAGCTAAGAAAGCTGAAGACATAACTAAGGTAGATTTATCAAAACCGGTTGAGGAAATAAAAGTTCCAGAAGAAAAAGTTGAGACAAAAGAAGAGGTACCTACGCTACAAGAAGTTACAGACGAAGTAGTTGAAGCTGAAAAAGTAGCTG